CCACGAAACCATCGCCTTGGGTTTCTCAATCACTGAAGAAGCGATTGAAGATAACTTGTACGACAGCTTGTCTGCTCGTTACACCAAAGCATTGGCTCGTGCAATGGCTTACACCAAGCAGGTAAAAGCAGCGTCTGTTATCAACAACGGTTTTTCTGCCAACTATATTGGCGGCGATGGCGTTTCGTTGTTCAGCACTGCCCACCCGCTGGTTAACGGTGGCACCAACAGCAATCGTCCTTCTACCAACGCTGACTTGAACGAGACTTCTCTTGAGAATGCCGTCATTCAAATCGCCGCTTGGACTGATGAGCGCGGTCTGTTGATTGCAGCCAAGCCCCGCAAGCTGATTATTCCGCCTGCTCTGCAATTCGTTGCAACTCGTTTGCTGGAAACCAACCTCCGCGTTGGCACCACAGACAACGACATCAACGCGTTGAAGAACAACGGTTCAATCCCTGAAGGCTATGCCATCAATCACTTCTTCACCGACAGCAACGGCTGGTATTTGACTACCGATGTGCCCAACGGTCTGAAGCACTTTGAGCGTATGCCTCTGGAAAACAAGATGGACGGCGACTTCGATACTGGTAACGTTCGTTACAAGGCTCGTGAGCGTTATTCATTCGGCTGGTCTGATCCATTGGGAATCTACGGTTCCCCCGGTTCAACCTGATAGACAAAGGGGGCCTTGTGCCCCCTTTTCTTTTGCTGTATATTCAAAGCATTCCGAGAATCATCGGTGTATCAAACAGGCTCGGCTGACCTCATGCAGATTGATACGCTACAACGCATGGAGATATAGACATGGGATTCGCAACTCACCTTGGCCCTTGGTTGTTGGGCACTGTTAAAAACACCACTGGTACTACCGCAGGCACTATTCAAAACACTGGCACCACTCTTGTTAGCCAAACTAAAAAAGTAGTTTATGACGGCGTTGTTTACACCGCTGACAACACAACCACTTTATTCACTATTCCTGCTGGTTCACAAATTGTCAATATTTTTATTGACACTTTGGTGGCTTTTACGGGTTCTACCGCTGCCAATATGTCGTTGGGCATTACAGGCTCAACCGCCTTGTATTGGGCAAGTTCTGACATCACCACGCAAGGTCGCTTAGCAAACACCAATGCCGCAGCTAAGTTGGGCAACTGGGCCGGTGCCGCTACTACAGCTTCTCCTAACGGTGCGGGCGTTGGCACAACTGATGTTACTGTGATTGCCACTGTACGACCAACTATTGCTAACGTAACTGTGGGTACTGTGCAGTACACCGTTGTGTACGCAGTTGCTAACTCCGACGGTACTCAGTCACCAGCTTCTGCTTAATTGATCTTGGGGGCTTCGGCCCCCTTTTAAAAGGAGATTGATTATGTTGCAAACGGACGTAAAGTCAGCCCATATCATGGCTGGCACATCAGGTTTGGCCTTTGCAGGTCGAACGCGCTTGAAGGGCGCTGTGGTTTCAAATACCACTTCTGGTACACCGGCAAATATTATGTTTGCCAACAACGTAGCTATCACAGGCACATATAGCATCACATTGACAGTTTGTACTGTGACTGTTGCTGCTGGGCATGGCTTGGCAACAGGTGCGCGGGTATTCTTGGACTTCACTACAGGTAGCGGCGCAGATAACATCTACGTGGTTACTTCGACTGGGGTAACAACATTTACTGTCGTCGTGCCATCCGCCACAACCTCTGGCAACGTGTCAATCTATGCGCAGACTTTGATGGAAGTTGACATCACAAACAGCGTTCCTGTGAATGTGCTTATTCCGGGCGAAGGCATTGTGGCAAATGATGGTATTTTTGTTGGCGTGCCAGCAAACATTGCTGCAACGGTGTTTTATGGCTAAGTCGGCTGCATGGACACGCAAGGAAGGGAAATCCGAGAAGGGCGGCTTGAACGCCAAAGGTCGGGCTTCCTACAACAAGGCGAACCCCGGCAAGCCGGGCCTGAAAGCTCCTCAACCAGAGGGCGGCAAACGCCGCGACTCCTTTTGCGCCCGTATGGAAGGGATGAAGAAGAAGCTGACAAGTACGAAGACCGCAAAAGACCCAGATTCGAGGATTAACAAAAGCCTTCGGGCTTGGAAATGTTGATATGACTGACCACGATTACGAAACACTAAAGCACATCCTTGATGGTGCATCTCTTCTTACCGTCATAGGAACGCTTGTGGAATTCTTACCTGCCGTCTCTGCGCTGCTCAGTATTGTTTGGTTAACAATCCGCATTTACGAAACAGAAACTGTGCAAAAACTTGTGAATCGCAAGAAAGATGACGATGCCGAGCACAAGTAAGAAACAACACAACTTAATGGCAGCAGTGGCACACAACCCTGCGTTTGCCAAAAAAGTTGGAATTCCGCAAAGCGTTGGAAAAGATTTTAACGAAGCGGATAAAGGTAAAAAGTTTGGCCGTGGTGGAATGTCCGCCGCGACTGTTCAGGGTGTTAACAAGCCGAAGACCAATCACGGGGCGGAGGCACTTTTTTCAAAAGGTGGAAATATGGCAACGAAGAAAATGAACCCCCGCATTGCAGCAATGATGGCTGCACGTATGGCTAGCCAAGGCGCACCTGCTGCTCCCAGCGGCATGCCTCCCGGCATGAAAAAAGGCGGCATGAAGAAAATGGCTTCTGGTGGTTACACACGCGCGGCTGATGGTGTTGCCACCAAGGGCAAAACCAAAGCTATGCAAATCGCCATGTCCGGTAACAAGGGCATGAAAAAAGGCGGCAAAGTCTGTTAAGGAGTCATTATGGGAACATACGCCTATACCGCATCCCCCGGAAAAACATCAGACGACAAGTTTGAAGTTGAAAAACTAAAAAAAGGTGAAGCGGAATTTCGTGAAAGTGACGTACCTGACCGTAAAGCTATGCGTTACATGCAGGATGACAGCTTGTCTGAGTCTCTAAATCCAAAAGCTGGGGCTGGCCGAGGCTACGTTAACCCCGTAAAAGGTAAAGACTACGCTAAAGGCGGCAAAGTTTCAAGTGCTTCCAGCCGTGCTGATGGCATTGCCCAACGTGGCAAGACCCGTGGCACGATGGTGATGTGTGGCGGCGGAAAGACAAAATGAGACCCTCACGCGGCATGGGCGACATCAACCCGTCAAAGATGCCGGGTAGAAAGACGATCACCCGCAAGGATGATCCGAACAAGGTCGCCATGTACAAGCGTGGGGGCAAAGTCAAAAAGTTTGATGAAGGCGGCGAAACGCTTGCAGAAAAAGCAAGACAGCAAATTGCTGAGTATCAAAACAGCGGAGCTGACAACTCAATGCAAAGTGACTTTACCCCAGTCATCAATGGTGGCGGGGCTGGAGATAAATACGGTGTTGGGATGGGTGGTCGTGCAAGTTTACAAAAACGCTTGAGTGACAATGCAACGATTGGTGCTTATCTTGAAGGGGGTGCATACAAACCCAAAGAAGGAAAAGCACAAGGAAAATTGGCCGGTGCCGGTGCAAATCTTGAATATCGGTGGAAAGAAGGCGGCAAAGTCAATGCTGCTGGCAATTACACGAAACCAAGCCTTCGCAAGAAGATTGTGGCTCAACCCAAAGGCATAGCAAAGAAAACAGCGGGGTACAGATAATGGCTGAAAAATGGATTCAAAATGCAATCAAGAAACCCGGCGCATTGCGTGCATCGCTTGGTGTCAAAGGTGACAAGCCCATCCCTGCTAAGAAATTAGCGGCTGCGGCCAAAGCTCCCGGCAAAACGGGTCAACGTGCAAGATTGGCGCAGACCTTAAAAGGATTAAAAAAATGAACAGCTTTGGGTCATCCCCCAGCCCATTTGGGCAAAGTTTGTTTGGCGGTCAACAGTTCCAGCAACAGCCCCAGCAACAATCCAACCCATTCATGGGCGGCCAAGGGTTTGGCGGCGGGTTTCAGCCCCAGCAGCAATCCAACCCATTCATGTCTACCCAAGGTGGCTACGGCGGCTTTGGTGCGGGTATGCAAGGCCCTGATGACTCTGGCTTTGGCTCAGGTTCTAGTTACCAAATGCCAGCTTATGCCCAGAGCTACATGGGTAATACCGGCATGATGCAAGGGTATGGCGGGAACAACGGGCAGTATCAAGATATACCAGCACAACAGCAAGGCGATTTTGGCGGCTACGGGGGATACAACGGCCAGATGCAAGGCGGTTACGGCGATGGCTACGGCGGTCAGATGCAAGGCGGTTACGGCGGTCAAGGTGGCTTTGGTGGCCCAATGCAAGGTGGCTTTGGCCCAATGCAAGGTGGTTATGGTGACCAAGGCGGCTATGGGCGTCAGATGCAACCCCCTCCTTGGATGCAACAACAAGGTGGATACGGTGGCGGATACGGTGGCGGATACGGTGGCGGATATGGTGGCCCACACCAACGCGGCTTTGGCGGTGGTTATGAGCATGATCGTGGTTTTGGTGGACGACAACAGCAACAGCCCCCCGCTTGGACACAAGATCAGGAATTCCAAGGGTATCAAAAGCAAATGCAGGATTTGCAAAGCAAAATGCAAGCAATACAGAGTAAGTACAGAACACCGCAAGGGATGGGTGGTTTGGCCGCACTGACACCACAAGCAACTGCATAAAAATGGCAAACACATCTGGATCAACAGGCTTTAATTTAGACCTCACCGAACTGGTAGAGGAAGCGTTTGAGCGTGCTGGTTCAGAGTTGCGCACGGGCTATGACCTTAAAACTGCACGGCGATCGCTGAACTTACTGTTTGCTGACTGGGCAAACCGTGGCATCAACATGTGGACGTTTGAGCAGGGCACGATTACCTTTGAGCAAGGGTTAAATACCTACGCCATCCCCACCGATACGGTGGATTTGCTGGATCATGTGATCCGAACCAATGCAAACGTGGCCGCAACCCAGTCAGATTTGACAATCACACGCATCAGCGTGTCTACCTACGCAACCATCCCCAACAAACTGACCCAAGCCCGACCAATTCAGGTGTGGTATCAGCGACTGGATGGCCAGAATGCTCCTGCTGGCGTGACTTTGGCAACCACCATCACGTCCACAGACACCACAATTACTCTCTCCAGTACCGTTGGTCTGGCCACATCAGGCTACATCACGTTGGGCACCGAGACAATCTACTACACCTACGTGGACGGCAACGACTTGGGCGACTGTTTCCGTGCCCAGAACAACACGACTGCCGCAGCCCACACCGCTGGTGTGGCTGTCTACGTACCAAATCTTCCCCGAATCACTGTCTGGCCCACTCCTGATGGCTCCCAGACCTATCAATTCGTGTACTGGCGCATGCGCCGGGTGCAGGATGCTGGAAGCGGTGTCAACGTCATGGACGTGCCCTTCCGGTTTGTGCCCTGTATGGTGGCTGGATTGGCCTATTACATAGCCTTAAAGGTGCCGGGCGGCATGGACAGGCTGGTGGTACTGAAAGCGCAGTATGACGAGGCTTGGATGTCGGCGGCAGATGAGGATCAGGAACGCGCAGCCTTGCGGCTTGTGCCCAGACAGATGTTCATTGGGGGCGGCTGATGGCAAAACCAGATTTAGATATATCCAGCGTAATGCCAATGGTTAGGCTGGCAAGAACCGCAGGTCAAGGGGCAATCCTTGGTGCAAAAAATAAGCTTGATTCTTTGCGTGCAGAAGACCCGCTAGCTTACGACAAGTCAATGCAGGAACAAGATGCCTTTAATGCTGCGGTTAGACGTGTTAACCCAGCAATGCGTGCTCAAGCTAATGAACCAATGCAAGAACTTGCAACCAAAGATTACCAAAAGCCTGAAGGAATGCTTTTAAAAAAAGGCGGCAAAGTTAAAGCCACAGCTTCTTCCCGTGCAGATGGCGTAGCCAAGCGCGGCAAGACCAGAGGGAGAATGGTCTAATGGGTAATCGGTTTGCCAGTGGCAAAAACTCGATTGCCGAGTGCGACCGTTGCGGTTTTCGGTACAAACTGACTGAGCTTAAAAAGCTGGTTGTCAAAACCAAGACATACGACTTGAAGGTGTGTCCTCAGTGCTGGGAACCGGATCAGCCGCAGTTGTTGCTGGGTATGTACCCAGTGGACGACCCGCAAGGGGTACGTGACCCGCGTCCTGACCTGAGTTACCAAGTCTCTGGCTTGCTGGCAGACGGTTACAGCGGTGGTGGTAGCCGAGTATTTCAGTGGGGATGGAACCCAGTTGGGGGTGCATCCAGTTTTGATGCTGTTCTGACCCCAAATAATTTGGCAATGGCAGTAGAAATTGGTACAGTTACAGTTGCAACGACATAAGGAGTCGATCATGGCAAAAATGGAATCAGCCGCAGCAGATAAAAAGCAAGATGTTGCTTTAATCAAAAAAGCTTTTAAACAACACGACACCCAAGAACACAAGGGTGGCAAAGGCACATCGTTGAAGCTGGCCAAAGGCGGCAAGACCAATGAGATGATGCTGAGCATGGGTCGTGGTATGGCTAAAGTTGCAAATCAAAGGGGCAAATAATGGCTACTAAATTCAGCATGAAACAAGGCGGTAAAGAAGTTGGCCCAGCCAGCCTTTACGCATTACCACACACCATGTCTGGCAAGGCAGTTGGCGTTGAATCCAACCCCGGTTCTGGCCCCAACCGCAGCAAAGCAGACACGGTGAACATGTCTATTGGCAACATCAGTAAAGCTGCTGGTGACCAACAAGTTAAAACTGACGGCATCAAGGTTCGCGGTACTGGCGCAGCTACTAAAGGCCTGATGGCCAGAGGCCCGATGGCATGACATATTCTGAGCTTGTAGCCGCAATACAAACCTACACGGAAAATACTTTTCCGACGATTACGCTTGCGGATTCGTCTACGGTTTCGTCTACAACTCAGTTAAATCGGTTTATTGAGCAGGCTGAGCAGCGCATTTACAACTCGGTTCAGTTTCCGTCCATCCGCAAAAACATGACGGGAACGGTGACAGCCAACAATAAGTATTTGTCTTGTCCCGATGACTTTCTTTCAACGTACTCGCTGGCAATTGAAACCGCAGACGGACAAGAATTTCTCTTGAACAAAGATGTAAACTTCATCCGTCAGGCATACCCCAAGGCAACAGACACTGCGACTCCAAAGTACTACGCTTTGTTTGGCCCAACGGTAAGCGGTTCCACTATATCCAACGAGTTGAGCTTTATTCTTGGCCCAACGCCGGACAGCACCTACACTGTTGAGCTTCACTATTACTACTACCCAGAGTCAATCACTACAGCGTCTTCTGGCCAGACATGGTTGGGCGATAACTTTGATACCGTGTTGCTTTACGGTTCTTTGGTTGAGGCGTACACCTTTATGAAGGGCGAGCCTGATCTGATTGGGTTGTATGACGGCAAGTACAAAGAGGCACTTGCATTGGCTAAACGTCTGGGCGATGGACTTGAGCGCGGAGATGCGTACCGCAACGGCCAGTATCGGGAAGCTCCGTTACCTCAGAATAATGGAGTCCGTTGATGGCATTCACTGGCAACTGGGCTTGCAACTCTTTCAAAACAGGGCTGATGAACGGGACGTTCAACTTTACGTCCGGCACGTTCAAGATCGCCCTGTACACCAATGCAGCCACGCTTGATGCCTATACCACGGCTTATACGTCTACGGGCGAAGTTGTGGCTACAGGGTACACGGCTGGTGGTCTTGCTCTTACGATTGCACAGGCTCCGACGGTAGGCAACTCAGGCAACACAGCGTACATCTCATTCAACAATGCGGTCTGGACATCAGCTCTGACTGCTCGGGGCGCATTGATTTACCAAAGTGGTGGCGGCAATCCTGCGGTTTGCGTGCTGGACTTTGGCGCGGATAAGACTTCAACCGCAACATTTACGGTGCAGTTCCCTGTAGTATCAAACACTTCGGCAATCATAAGGATCGCGTAATGGCAATCGTAACCACAACCAAAGGCGACATGGATGACTCTCTGCTGGAGAAGCGTGAGGGTACCGTGGACAACGAAAACGAATTGACCACATGGGTTGAATATTGGCTGGACGAGGAACTTGTCCACCGTTCTGCGCATGTGACCTTGAAGAAAATGCCCGTCTTCGGTGGCGGCGA